ATCGTAATTGGTTACGTAGATAAACAATCCACCTGTGGTGTTAGCAAAACTTGGACTTGGGTAGTAGCAGTCAACTCTTTGGGCCATATCGAAATACATGGTCGTTGGAGTTGAAACTTCTAACGGGTCTGATCCTTCTGCCACTAGAGCATAAACACCGTGTGCTGATGAACCTGCCACAGAACGAATCTGCGCACCATTTAATGAATAGTATGATGTATAGCAGTAATAGGTAAACATCGACACAGCTTCAACTAGAGCACCGTTGGTAGCAAAAATACCGTAGCCCATGTCATTGACCTGTGTAAAGTCATTACCTAGAATAGATCTATTACCAGGCATCAATATTTCAAATCTATTAGCATTAGTATTCACAAAGCCAATAGTCTGGGTCTGGATGGTTGATTTATTTGTTTGTAGTGCGGTTCTAGCAGTAACTAATGCTGCGGTGTATGAGTAAGCACTAAGATTTGGCAGTGTCTCTGACGGTGCAGATCCAACACCTCCGCTGACTGTTGCTACAAGGTTTGACATCAATGTTTCTACTGTAGCAGCTTCCGTAGCACTAGCTCCAGTTCCTGTTACTCTAGGAGTTGTAGAATATGATGTTGCTGGCGCAAGATTTTGAATAACCTGTTTGATCAGATATTTTGTATAAGTTAATGCCGCAGCAGTTTGAGATACCTGTCCAACAATTTGATTTGTTATGGCAGAACCAACACCGTCATAGTATTTTAAACCAGCATCTCTAGTTTGACTATTACCGCCATAGATCAAATCGTAGGCTACAGCTTCACAGATAAATCCTACATCGCGAGCACAGGTGATTGAATCATAGACAAACGCTGTAGTAAACGGAGCAATATTGCCTGCAATTTGAGCATTGATCCAAGCCACTGTTTCATCTTTGATGTAATCTACGTTGGCCAACAACAAGGTCTTGGCATTGGCTAAATTAGTCGATAATCCCGGTGGATTTGTTAATATTAGAGTTGGAGAATAAACCAAACCTCTATTAACAATTTTGGTAATAATTGTTGAACTATTATCAATAGTATTTTGTGAAGTGGTATCTGATACAGCAGCTCTGGCTAATTCGTGAGCGTATGTGATAGCTCTAACTGTTAAGTCTTTCTGACTATCAATGACTACTTCTGCATTAGCTAATCTATAAGTTGAACCAGATTTTCTAGCATGATAGTTTGTTTGGAAAACAACATCATACCCAACACCGTCGATGATTAATCCAACGTCTCTGTTACATATTGATTCATTATATGTGAATACTGAATAAGGCCACTGTGTAGTTTCATCAAGAACAAATGTAGCAGTAGATCCGTCTTTATTATAAACAAAGTCTCTAATATAGTTTATTCTATATACAGTATCGAGATAGATAAAGCTACATGGAAGTTGAGGATATCTATCTAAACCTGTAACTTCTAATCTAGTAGGACTTATTACACTAGTAATTTTAAATTCTAGGTTACCTGCGAAACCGTCAACGAATATACCTCCAGCGAACGTTTGAGCATCAATACTCTTGGAGAAAGATGCACATTCTTGAGCATATGGCGATTTAGCAAGAATTTGACCTTCTGGGTCAAGGACACACATGAATCCACCGTGACCTTGAGCAGTAATGGCCTGCCAACGAACAGCATCGTTAGCAAGGAATACGTCCATTTGATCATTCTCTTTAGGATAGTTAACGGAACCTGAACCATCCATAACATCTTTTAATGCAGCAAATAAATCATCAATAACATCAATTGCACCAGATTCTGCAATATAAGCAGTATCGATGACTTGATCGTAATCTGTTTGATTTCTAGTTACAGCAACGTTATTAACAACCTGTCTAGCTATAACGTTTAATCTATCGACAGCAGCTAATGTTTGTGATAGTTGAGTTGTGATAGCAATTAAACCGCTGGCGTTTTGATAATATTTTAATGCTGCTGAAATTGTTCTATTGTAGCCGCCCCACTTAAGATCGAAGATAAGGGCGTCAATGATTAATCCGGCATCTCTTTTACAGGTTCTGCTATTGTAGGTAAATGTTGTGGTAAACGGAGCAGTTCCGGCAGTGATCTGATCATCAATCCATGCTACTGTTTCTTCAGCAAGGAATTGTCTGTTTAAGGTTAATAATGCCGCAGCTAATTTATAAGCACCTTTGTTATCCACTTTTGGATAAACTGGCTGTGAACTATCTTGTAGATAGTGATAACCAAATTCTTGTGTTGCAGTAGTTAAACCGTCATTGGTTAAATCTCTGCGGAATTTCATAAAGGCCCAAGGACTTGATGATGTTCCTTGTCTTGGTCTAATGATAACTCGTCTAAATTCGTCACCGACGATAGATGTGTTTTGAGGAACTCTTAGTGGATAGTTTTCTTCATAGATACCACTTTCTACTAAAATAGTAACTTGAGTGGATCTTGCAGCATCGCCATACATGATTGGCTCGCCGAGCTCGAATGCACCGTATTTGATATCGCAATCAAATATTTCGTTACCGCCACTGTCTAATGCACCGCTATGAGATAGTATCTGTGCCAGCGCACCTGAGTTAACACCTTTTAGGAACAAACCTTCTCTAATGTCTCGACCGCGATATGCTGTCGGAGTATTAGTTAAGACATCGCCTGTGAAGTCTGTTCTGTAATTGTCCGTTCTAATTAAAAATCTTGGTAAGTCTGCTACGATAGTCGGTAATGTTGTAAAACCGGATCCCTGATCGTCGATAACAATAGAAGCTATAACACCTCCGGATACTACAGCAGTTCCGAATGCTCCTGTTCCACCACCACCGGTAATACGAACAGAAACTAATGAGTATCCTGTTCCGCCATTGGTAATTGCTACTGAGTTTACTTTATATGTAACATTGAATGTAGCACCACTACCGAAGGCACTGTCTGTTGTAGTTGTTACTCCGGTTGATCCAGGTAATGCTGTATACACACCAGTTGATACAACTCTAAATGTAACGATAGCACCTGGAGTAGTTGCTGTGGATAATACTTCGATGACTGCTGGACCGCCGCCTGAAGCAACAGTTCCTCCCGAAAGAGTTAATCGATCACCGACGTTATAGTTTACACCGTTGTTGTTTGCAGTGATAGTGTCGACACTCATTTTAACAGTAGCAGCGAATCCTGCTCCTGATAATGGAGAACTATCGATATCTGTTAATGTGCAAGTCCCGGTGCCGTTATTAAAGGTTAATAATTTTTGATACGGACCAAGTTCTTGTCTAGATTCTAATTGTATTTCTTCTGCTTTTTTAAGAGCAGCTTCTAAAGTTCTAAAGGCATATGCTAGGGCTCGACCTTGCAATGTTGGACTAACACCAGGGCGGTCGTCTTGTCCTGATAATGCCACATAAAGATTGGTTACAGAACCGAACGAAGAATTATCTACATATGCTTTAGTAGCAGCAACTAAACCGCCATAAATTGTATCGTCTTCTGGTTCCGGGTTTCTTGATAAAATCAACGGGCCAGTCATTCTACCAAATGACGGATTCTTAAGACCCGTTGCAGGATCGATAGCATCGACACCTGCTTTGGAAATTTTAGTATCAGTGTAGCCTTTGTTAGCTGCTTCGTCGGCCGATACAGGAGTAGTTAGATCCTCGATGCGCCATTGATTACCACCAGACCTAGCACTTAAATCTCCACCTAGTTGTGGACTAGGGTCTCCGGAAATCTCGCTGAACTGTGTGCTGATTCTGATTTCGCTTTCGTTGGTGATGTTGTCAATGACGATACCGGTTCCAGCTGCGATCTGTTTAAATTTTAAACCGTCTGTGGTTCTATTAACAGCTAAAACAGCGTTTTCTTGTCCAACATAAGTAGCTGGTGTATCGTCTAGTGCGATAAAAGTTAATCGTTCACCAAGACCTAAAGAACTGTAAAGTTCTCTGAAGTTGTCGTTTACTTTACGAAACGAGTCTCTAATACTATCACCGGTCCCGTCATTACCAACAGAACCTATATCAATAACTTTTCTTGCCATAATTCTTCCTAGAATGAGCAGTTGCTCGTTTATTTATCGGAAAATTTTATAAGCCGAATGTAAATACACTATGTTTGTTAAGACATCCATTGTTGAATCTGAGTATGTAAGAACCAGCAAGCTGGGATCAACACATTCTTATATGCGTAAAAAAACTCTAGCTATATTTCTGTGTGACAATTGCGGAACAGAATTTACTAGAGATCTAAAACATGTTGACCGTAAAAGATTAAGCGACAACTATTTCCATTGTTGTGCTAACTGTGATGCAAAAAGATTCGCCCAACGTAAAGGTGTTGAGCGTAAGAAGATATGGGATATGCCGGCTAGTTTAGATCTGCCTGTGTCTAAATTCTAAAAGATTCGCCGCAGCCGCAACGATCACGTTCGTTAGGGTTAACGAACTCAAAACCCTCGTTAAGTCCTTTCTTAACCCAATCTACAGTAAGTCCGTTAAGATAAGCTAGAGACTTTTGATCAACTAATACTACAAACTCGGGTTGAGCAAAATTAGTTACACCTGGTTCGGATGTATATTCGTCAACATATTCTAAGGTATAAGCTAGTCCGCTGCATCCTGTGGTTTTAACACCTATGCGTATTCCTTGTCCTTTACCTCGATTTTTTAATAGTTGGACGATTTTTTCTTTAGCTGAATCAGTTACGTTTATCATACCGAAAAACTAGATCCGCATCCGCAGGTAGTAACAGCGTTAGGATTTTTTATAGTAAATTGGCTACCGTGAATATCTTCGGTATAGTCTATGACAGCACCATTCATATACTGCATACTCATAGCATCTATCAATATACCGTCAAAATCAAAGTCATCATCATTCTGTTCTTCGTCTAGTGTAAAGCCATATTGGAATCCAGAGCAGCCGCCTCCCTGCACAAATGCTCGGACTTTTAATTTAGGATTGTTTTCTTCTGCTAAAATGTCTGTTATCTTAGCTTTTGCTGACTCAGTTACTGTTAACATATTTGGCCTTATAGTCTGCTACGGCCGCTTTGATAGCATCTTCGGCCAGTATACTGCAATGTATTTTAACAGGAGGTAGTGCCAGCTCCTCTGCTATTTCTGAGTTTTTGATTGTTCCTGCTTGGTCAATGGTTTTTCCTTTGAGCCACTCTGTGACAAGACTTGAGCTCGCAATCGCCGAGCCGCAGCCATACGTTTTAAATTTAGCGTCTGTAATAATACCTGTAGCATCGTCAACCTTTATCTGTAGTTTCATTACGTCTCCGCAGGCAGGAGCACCGACCATGCCGGTGCCTACCCCGGATTCATCCTTAGAGAAACTACCGACGTTACGAGGGTTTTCGTAGTGATCAATTACTTTCTCTGAGTATGCCATGCTGTTTCCTTATTTCTTAATCATTGATAAAACTTTGGCTTTGATAACCTTAGCCCAACTAGGCTCAGGAAAATGCCAACCAATAAATGCACCTACCAATAATAATAGAATTGTATCTAACATATTACGCTCCTTGTAGTCGAATGTCAACGGTTTCCCAATTGACTATGCGCCAAATGTTGTTTAAGTATTTGGCTTTGTCCTGTTGGTAGTCCAACGCCCAGGCATGTTCCCAAGCATCTACCAACAGAGCAATCTTCATACCTTTACGGTATTGGTGATTATGTATGGTTTTTATATCACCGTTGTAATCCATATAGATCCAGTTGGATCCTTGTGCTGCCATAAATTCTTTTTCAAAGGCTTCTTTGAACTTATCAAAGCTACCGTATTTTTCATCTATTAAAGATTTACTGAGCCCCTCTGGTTTGTTCGCAGCTCTTGGCGGGGTCAAGTTCGCAAAGAAGATATTGTGTAGCATGGCGCCACCGTAGTTAAAATCGGCATCGCCCTCACCTTTGTTATATCGATCGAAATACTTGGCAGCTAGCCCATCAAAGTGATATTTTAGAGTAGCTTCGCTCATAACAGGATCTAACTCATTTTTATCAAATTTGAGCTTGTCCTGCCGTATTTCACGTTTATCTTCTGATTCTGTTAAACTTTTTATAAAATGTAGTGCCATCCTATATTTACCGTATAAATAACCTACAAGGAGATTTTAATCATGCTAGGATTATTAAAGAAACTATTTGGCGGTAAGCCAGCAGAAGCAACTGCGGAAGCCCCATATAAAGTTGAAGCGCCGGTAGCAGCACCAGAACCAACTCCAACTCCAGTATCTGCAAAAGCAACTGAAGCTGCGGTTGAGTCTATCGCCAAACCTGCAAAAAAAGCGCCTGCAAAAAAAGCCGCTCCTAAAAAAGAAGCAGCTCCAAAAAAGCCAGGTCGCAAACCAAAGGCTCAGTAATTTACTTTGCCTCTTCGTAAAGTGCAAATGAGGCTAAGTTTTTAGCCTTGCTTTCGCACATTATATCGAAGTTATCCCTAAAACTCAGAGCCCATTGATTCACTGCTGTATTCCAGTAGAAGTTTGAGTGTGCTCTGAGTTTTGCTTTCTTGTGTCCGGATTCTAAGAGGGTCTGAAGAGTGGGACGGGTGTCTCTGGAATGGTCTCCAAGTATATCTTCCCTAGAAACAGAGTAGTGTATGACAGGACGAATACCACGCCAGCTATCAATAATCCTTTTAACACGATCGTCAGATGTTTCAATATATTCTCCAGTTTTGATCCAATGATGATGAATATCTAAGACCAAGGCACAATGATTGACTAGCTCAATACTATCTTCAATACCCCAAGTCATTTCATCGTTTTCGATTGTAAGAGTATTTCTTGCTTCGGGAGTCATGCGAGCCAACGCAGCAACGATGCCCATTGGGCCTTGTCGTCCTGCGATGTGGACGTTGATTTTAAAGTCTTGGAACGTTTGACCGTAGCCCATCCAACGAGCCATGTCCACATGATATTCAAATTCTTCAATTGATCTGTTTACAATATCTGGATTATCAGATGCCAACACGCAAAACTGGCCAGGATGAAAAGAGAGGCGAACGCCACGCGAGCGAGCCACATTTCCCACCTGCTGAAATCCTCTTTCACAAGCTGCTCGAACATCGGGAAGCCGCCAAAACCAGCTCCATGTTGGCTCAGTGTATACAGGTAGTATATCACTGCTGAGTCGAACCATTCTAAGATTTTCATCTAATTCTCCTACACGTTCTACAAGGAGACGGCTAGCTTCAATGTTTTGCTCCATTAATGACCATAGTTTTTCTACAGCCACATCCTTGGTTTGTCTATTTAACCAGGCTACAGTAGTAGCACCAGTGTTAAATTTTTTACATTCGTCTTTAGGTTTGATGCCGTCTACCTGATCGGGACGGTCAATCCATTTGCAAGCAAAGCCAATACGTTTAGTCATAAAAGTATTATAGCATCACTTGTATTAAAAGTCAAATTCTTTTCTTGGGATATTTTTTTCTAAAATAGTCAAACAGTTGTGTAATCATTCTTACTTTGTTTCCGGCATTATCTGCTTTTGGAAATCTACTATGATTCACAAATGTGTAAGCTTCTTCCAATTCTTCTTCTGCTTTGGAAGAAGTATCGACAATAAATTCTACATTGTTTTTTTGTAACATTGATCTAGAAATTGGAACATATTGAACTAAAGGTGTTCCTGCTCTGACCAATGTTTCGCCTTCTATAACATGCCAAAATAATTGAACGCTTACGGCATGCATGTATTTTGGATCAACTATACCAATGGCTGCTGAAAACCTATCTTCGTTATTATAGGTAACTGGAATTTGTAGTAGCAATATATCATCGCTGGCTTTGACACGCCATGGAGTTTCTACTTTGATTGCAGAATGATGATATTCTTTATTTGTTGGTGCTACTTCTTTAGGTAATAACGGTTCAGTCTGCTCTGGACTGTGCCAGCTTACATAGTAATCTGTGTTACTAAAAGTATACCTGTCACTGTATCTTTTAAAAAGAAATGGAGTTTCCCAACTTATTTCTCTATGTCCTGCTCCTGTTTTAATAATAAAATCTGCAGGTGCTCTAAGAACATATCCAGTATTAGTGATAGTTTTAATCGCAGGACAATTTAAAACTGTTTGTTTTCCTTGTTCGGGTCTATTACGTTTAGTATTGCCTAGTCCGTTCCAGTCTCTATCAACTTCAGAAGTATTAATTATCGGATAAGCGATCGCAACATTAGGATCTAATGAATAAAATCTTACCCAACTCTTGTTTTTCTTAAACCAACCTAACACTTTATCTCCAATTGTCTACTACAAATTGATCAGTAACATCCTGAGGTTTAGGGTCACCGTGGAAAACTGTCACACAGCACTCTGGATGGATATTTACAGTATGTAGCGGATTTTTAAATCTTCTTTTACCGTTTTGGATTGTGAGATCTTCTCTTCTTCGGATCTCCCATTTGTAACTTTGTATCCATTCCAACGGCCACCATTTGATTCTATCCTTTGAAGTTTTCCATATCCAATCTTGGTCACCGGGTAATCGCATAGCATCAGACGGACTTCTTTTGAAATCTCTCCATATATGACTTTGCTCTCCGTGGTTCCATGCCATGACAGAACTGTTAAGATATTGCCATGAAGGATAAAAATGTCGATTAAAATCTCGAATACCCAAGAAATCAGTAGTCCATACTGTAGCCAATTTATCAATGTTTGCGTGTATAACTACATCGAGATCAAAATATAAAATCCTTCCGGATATAGGTAAGCTAGGATCAAACATATGAACTTTATGCCACCATCCTTTGGAGTATCCTGCATTAGGTTGCGTTATATTTTTTACACCTTGTATGGTATGATTGCTGTCAGTCAAACATACAAATTCATATGGGATGGTCATATTTCGAGCCACCATATTTCTTAGGCGTTCAACATAGTCCATGCCGTATCGATTGCCGAACCTAACACAAAGAACAGTTATTTTAGTGTTAGGGTCGTAAGACTTTCTAGCTACCTCTGCATCTTTTTCTGCACGTCGGATAGCCTTGAGTCTTTTTCTTTCTTCTTTACTGAGATTTTCTGGATTTGACGTATCCATCTATGGTCACCAATTCTTCTAATGTGTTTCTTAATTTATCTAGGCGAACCATATTAGGCCCATCACTAGGAGCATTATCCGGATCTTCATGTGTTTCCATAAACACTCCGGCAACACAGCCAGTGGCTACAGCGGCCCTCGCCAAGTATGGGACCATTTCGCGGTCTCCGCCTGAGACTGTTCCCATTCCTCCAGGCTGTTGGACAGAATGAGTAGCATCAAAGACCACTGGATACCCGGTGCTTGCCATAATGGGTAGACTACGCATATCAACAACAAGATTATTATATCCATGAGTGTATCCTCTTTCACATAACATCACACGCTCATTTCCTGTCGAAGCAATTTTTGCAGCGACATTTTTCATGTCATGGGGAGCAAGAAACTGTCCCTTCTTGACATTTACTGCGCAGCCTGTTTTACCTGCGGCTAAAAGTAAATCGGTTTGTCTACACAGAAACGCAGGAATTTGTATAACGTCGATACCAGCATCTGCGACTAGCTCTGCTTGATATGATTCGTGGATATCTGTAAGAACAGGAATCCCAAATTCGTGTTTGATCGAATTTAGAATTTTTAGACCTTCGTCAATACCTATACCTCTTTTTGTAGAGATACTAGATCTGTTAGCCTTATCAAAGCTACTTTTATAAATCAAATCTAAATCTAAATCATCACAGATTTCTTTTATGCTACCTGCTAAAAATTCTGCATGATCTTGACTTTCGATTTGACAGGGTCCGGCGATAATAAAAATTTTATTGTCGTTGCCGGCAACGATTCGGTTAATATTAAATGTGCGCATATTATTATTTACCAGTGTCTAATCACACCAGCGATAATAAAACAGTTTGTGATTAGGTATGAAAGAATAATTAGAGTGCGAACTAGTGCTACCCAATCAGCTTCCTGACGAGTAGCACCAGCTTTTTCTCCCAGGGCTTTAGCCCAGATGCGCCATATCTTACGCATCGCCCTCATAGGTCGCGGAGTTAGCACCGTGTTCAAATACTTCTACAGATTTAACTCTGACACTTGGATTGATAGGATAACGCATATTACCGCTGGCTAATAGTTCAGCCATCTTGTCGTAACACATTTTAGCAAACATTTCGCAACCAACAGCAGGAACGATTCGCAAATCGCAAATGCCCTGTCGACGATATGGTTCTACTTGAACCCGTTCTGGATTGCCATCGTGTTCTGGATTTGAACTCCAACCTGACATTTCTTTAAAACGATCTAACATAGGATCATCTTCGGCAATAACCAAAGTATGATCAAACATATGGTCAGCCCATTCTTTGAATACCTTAAGACCACCAAAGTCCATACACCAGTTTTTATCGTCTAGTGTGTCGCATTCAAAGATGAGTTTAATGCCAATTGAGTAACCGTGAAGTGTTGAGCAATGGCTGTGTGTGGCACGCCATTGTCTAAAGCAGCATGACAGACCTCTGTCGTTGCCGTAAGTTTTTGTTGAATAAAATTTCGCCATCTCTTGCCTCCTGTAAATCAAGCGAGTAAGTTTGATGACATGCAGAATTTATAAAGCGGGGTGAATGCCATTGAAGACCGCTGTGCCTCTGTGTGTATATGTAATTATATTACGACTGTATTTATAATGCAACGAATTTCACATTATTTTTTTGCCATTCTCTAGGCATAGACCAATCTTTAGAATTGTGAATGATATATTTTTTATCTACAAATTTATCAAATATTTTTGATATTTGGTAAATCCAATAACTGGGGTCAATAGGTTGACTGTTTGGATCGGAATAGTTTTCTGTGCCTTTATAAATGTTATTAACTTTATTATTTGACGAATATAAATCGAAACCAAAAATATGTATTTCTGACGACTCTAATAATGATGCTATCAAAATAGCGTAAGGGCCACTACCCCAATGAAAAGGTTGGTCTTGCCTATCTATACTTTTATAAGGAAGGTCTGGAACTTGACGTATGCTTTTGTTCTTTTTGATCTTTCTAAAGTAGTGATACCAATCTTCTCTAACATAGATCAACGTTTCTGGGGGAGTATTTTTTGTAGCTTCTTCAGCCATCCTTCGATCGCAGCATACTAAATGATCGACTACTAGATCTCTATGAATAGCATTGCAGCCAACTATTATATGATCAGTTTTTAAACTGTGAAGGTCAAGATGTCGACGGCTTTCGCCGTTGCCTAACACTGCTATTTTCAATTTAGGTTATTGTGCCGAACGGATTCCATTCACCAGGATCGCCTGGACGAGTGCATACCCATCCTATGCAACCTCTCGGCTGTGGATTTGAGTTCCAGACGATATCACCTTTGTTAAAGTTACCTTTAGTTGGTGGTAATTCTGAAACCATATGTAATTTGTTATTCAATCTTACAGCACCGGCAACGTGTAAATCAACATTTGGATCCGGTGTCTTGACACCCAGAGATAGTTTGCCGTTTACTGTTACTTGAATTGGTGTTCGATTAAAGTTTCCTAGGATAATATCGCCGTTGGCTTTTACTGAGATTCTAGGAGTATTGTCAGTTACTATATCGAAATCTGTTGAAGCAAAAGTTCCTACGACTCCGTGGAAAGTTTCTGAAGTGCCTAACATCACCTCGATGCCCATTTCT